TGAGATAAGTTCTTGGAACATACGGGCAAATTGTGCTTGTGCTGACTTGATCTGTGTATCAAAGCCTGCTTGTAGTGCTTGTACACCACGACCAGTAACTACTGATGCACTGATATCTCCTGACCGAGATTCAGGATAACGAGCACCAAGACGTAGTTCACGTTCTAGTACACCAGATTCAGTAAAGATTCCAGGTGGTAGTTCTAGTGGAACACGGCGGATACCTTGCGGATTAGCAGAACGCATAATTGAATCTGGACCAAGTGCCAACTCTTGCACATCTTGTGGAATAGCAATAGGTGCTTGGATAGATTTTTCTGCTGCTTGGATCTGCAATACTGCAAAACGAGCACGAGCAAGTTGTACTGATAGAACATCATCAAACTGTCCACGTGCTTCACCATCTAGGGAAGAGCGCATTACGACAGATGCCATAGCTCTACCTAGGATATTTGGTGTGCGTGATAGAACTAGGTTCTTACGCTCTGGTAGGTAGAGTAGGTCTTGGTCCTTGTCGTGGTATTTAACCATTGAGATATAAGGAGAAGATAGAGCGTACTGGTTCTTACCTAGAATTAAATCGTAATACTCTGGATATTGCCCAGCTAGTGTCTCTGCATCGGTAACGATTACCTGAGTTACAGATAATACGCGACCATAGCGATCTAACTCTGGATAGGTACCAAATGGGTTGAGCATACGGATACGAGGATTGTTGTCCTCAAAGTCCATCTCAACCATACCAATACCAAGACCATAGGTGTTATACCAGTCTGCTCCTGTGTACATCTGCAGTTGTAGGTCCGAGTTTGTTACATAAAAGTTTGCAATACGAGTTCTAGTATCTGCTGCCTTACGTGCTGCATCTGAAACCATATTAGTTGCAGAGCAGTTAAAGGATGGCAGTGGTGCCATCGCTTCTGCTAGATCTCGTGCTGCAACGTCAATGAAGTTTGCAACCAGAGGCTTTGGGTAATCCTCTGAAAACATTGCGGGATATACCTTAGAGATATCTCCCTGACGCACCGAGAGCACATCACGCATACGTTGATCTCGCGCTGATGAGCGAGTACGTAAGCGTGCGAGCTTAGCGTCAACTTCTTTGACTGATAACAATTAAAGTCCTAACGATTGATTAAAAAAATTACTTACATACCTTCTGTTGCTTTTTTAACGCGAGCCTTTGCTTCACGATTGACAATTCCTTGAGCACGTGATGCTGTGCGTCCACGGTCTAACTGAATACGAGTTGTAACAATAGGAATTAATTTTTGCTGCAAAGCAACCTTTTCTGCTGGCTTTAACCCAAGATCTTTAAGTCCTTGATTAACATATTTAATTGCGGCAATCTGTGCGTTGCCATCGGCTGCTGCCATCTTCTGTGTCTTTAATACTTTTTCTGCTTTTGATGCCATTTTATTATCTCCTTATTAGATGAACGTGCGATCTTTTTCGGCGAGCAGTTCATCTATATTGATAACCGTTCGCTTGCCTCTCTCATAACGAGAGAGGAATGGATTTTTCATATGGTGGGTCGCGTGGATGCCTTGGTTAAGCATCTCGCGTGCTCGGATCTCACAGAACCAGAGCGCCATCACCATATCTGTTTTACCTTTAGTGGTAGGTGACCAGGTAATGAGTTGTTCTATTAAAGCTTTAATGTTTTCAGTTTGGTCACTAGGTAAGTGAATAAGGTTGTCGCGGTGGTGCTTGCCGTCAAATTGTTTTGTGCCGAACAAGGTGGACATCGAAGCAACACCGAAGCCGGAGTCCCACTTATTGTTTCCAGTATGGTGCTCTCGCAGTAACACTCCCCTGGAGGCAAGGTTTTGGCGGATGCCCTCATCTTGCGTAAGGAAGGATTGAAAGGCATTCTTTTCTACTATCCACTCACTGGGGGTATAAAGGGTGGTCCAGTCAAAAATTAACTGACGGATTGCAGCAGGCGTTGGCCTAGTAATTTTAATAGCATCAACGATATAGCGTTTATGTGTAACGCGATCAACAGCGTAACAAATGGCGGCTGTATCACCAACCATAGCGGGGTCAAGACCACAAATAAAAGAAAAGCCGTTAACATCACGCGGATGGCCTGGGTTACCAGGAACCAAACGACCTGCTTTACGCATACCATCAATAGAACCTCTTACGCATACTGGGTCATAGATTGCATCATCTGATATATCTTGCTGTTGATAAACCAAAGCCCAGGTACTTGCATCCATAGCTTGACGTTCATTGTAAAGGTTGCGACCATTCCATCTAGGATAGAGGCCGTCTTGGTCTAAATCTGATTCTGTCTGCCCATCAAAGGGAGCATCACTTGCAGGCCACAAGGTTTCCCATTTCTCAGGGTCCTCATCTGTTGTTAAAAGCGCCGGCATAGCAAGATAGGTCCAAGGTACCAAGCCACCAGGGTAGCGGTCTTCGGAGCGTAGCTCGCGGTATAGGTCAACTGCGGTAACGCGGGTTCCTACGATAATCAACTTACCGGTAGGGTTCAAACGAGAGCGCACGTCCTGGGTCAACCAGCGGATCTGCTTTTCAAACTCGTTGGCGTTCTTTAAGGTAACGGCGTCGTCTACAATAATCATATCGGCACGCTTACCGTAGATCTGACCACCAATACCAACGGCTTCGATGTTCGGGTCTTTTTCAGATGACTCACGTAGCTCATCACCAAAGGTGACACGGGTAGCCTGCCACGAGGCTGACTTAGAGTTAAACCCTACGCCAGCAGCGTAAGCCTGTTGGAGTGCTTCATAGTTAGGATGCGTCAGGCGTTGCTTGATGGCGTAGAGAAAGTCGGCGGCTAGCTGCTGAGTCTGAGAGACAATCAGCACACGAAAGTTAGGGTTTTGACAAACCTGCCAAGTAACGTAATCAATCGTCACAGTCATAGACTTGGCGTGGTTGGGTGGGATGTTCAAAAGGATACGGTTATTAGCCAGACCCTTTTCGTACTTCATACTGGGGTGTAGCCACTCAGGTTCACGGCCTTCGATGACATCTATTAGATTCTGCTGATGTGGAAAGGTGCGGGAGTGTAGGTACTTCTGGCGAAACTCTGCAAAGGTAAGGTCGTGTACATCAGATGCTGCAAAGGACTTGTCCTTGAGGCCAAGGCGGGTTCGGTCAACTTTGTCAGTAAAGATCTTGTCTGTACGTCGGTAGTACTCATAGGTCTTAATGGATTTGCCAGCCGAGGCGCAAGCGGCCTCAATGGTCATACCTTCAGCTACACAGCCAAGGATAATTCTCTTGGCGATGTCAGCACTATTGTCTGCCATTGTACTCCTTAGATGGGCCGGAATCGGATCATATCTTTACTAGGTCGAATGTTTCATCTACCAGTAGATAGACCAATCCCCACTAAAAGTACTGGGCAGATCGGGCTTAGCGCCCGAAGGAGCTACAGCGAACTGAGGGGTAAGTTAGTGCTCGGCCTAGGGGCCTCGCTAGAGGCCAACCGTTGACTGCTCAGGGTCTTTCCCATTAAAGCCCCTTACTATATATAAGGCAGGAAATTTAACGCATTTCCCGTTTTTAGAATGTGACCTTACTCACAGTATATATAACCGCAGGTCAGAGGCTAAATCAGCTTCACTTTAGCAAATATTTTTTGTGTGGGTATATATAGATCCCCCGTGCACAAATCAACAACCCCGGGTGCCCCTTCCCGCTGCCCGACTCTTACTGTATGGTAGATGGTTAGACAGTTGCGGGCTGTCTGTCTACCCGCATTGGCAAGGGTTAAAGGTCTTGCTACCGCTACGGCACAATTCACTATCCCGCGCCTAGCCGATTAAGTAACCGCATCAACCCAAGCAACAACCCAACCCAACCAACCCAAGCCAACCGACCAATCAACACGAACCGATCACCTCGCCCCGATCTGCCTTGCCTTGCTTCAGCTCTCACAGGAAGCACACAGGAAACTCCCAAGTTACCAGGATTGGATTGCCGGTAACTTACTGCAAAACGTTATCAAACTGTTACCAAAGCTGCGCCTTTAATTGTCTCCAGTATGGGGGAGGCTCCCCCTGTTTTTCTGATACAGTTAGCACCAGCAGATCCCGAACAATCTGCGAAAGGGTTACAAATGGCAAAGAAAAATTGCGGTGCCTGTGGTTTATTTATAGATGAGCAAGAACAAGATACAAAAGGCTTTCACCTTCCCGAACTATGCGACGCAAATGATGAAGCCTTTGATTATGAAGGAACTATTCGCTTCACAACTGACAAGCAACTCACAGATGAACAACTGGCACAATTGATAGACCTAATTACTTTACAGATCGTTGAACCAGTTGATGAGAACCAAGAAGACGAAGACTATTCAACAAGAAACGCTGAAGTGACAGTAAAGGAAGTGAAATAAATGGAAGACTTCGGCACTTATTATCAAGAAAGATGCAAGAGTGCATCAGAAGATCAAGGCATCACCACGCTAGTTTCAGAACTGAAAGCACTAGGAATAGAAGCAGAAGAAGCGCAAACTGGTGGCTTCACAATGTGCGCCTACATTGTTTTGAAAGGTGATCGTTACATCTATGCAAATTCCTATGGTGCTGGTCTCTATGGAGAGGACTTCATCAAAGACATCTACCTGAACGAAAGCGAAGGGGACGACTTAGCAAGAACAAAAGATGTAGCGCGAGGCGTTGCACAATGGATAAAGGAAAACAACAAATGAACAGCACCTGCCAACAATGCGGAGATGATAACGACCTTTTGACCGCCTTCACTCAGAACAAAATCTGCGGGAAATGCACCAAGAAAAACCACAAGAAAGCCACCAAATAACCAGATCGAAACCCCTTCGGGGGTCGTGGCGTAATTCGTCACCTGATGAGATCAGATACTGAAAGGGTTAGCAAATGAAAATGGGAACGATCACAAAGACACAACAAAAGAAACTGGACTATGACTATGCAAAAGAGCAACTTCTGACTCACTACGTCAACGAAGGAGATACGATTTACACAGTCCTGAGAAGCGTTGCCCCTAGTGGAATGAGTCGCACGATGTCCCTCAAAGTGGCAAAGAATGGCAAAATCCAAGACCTGACCTATTACGCCTCGGTTGTTTTGGATTATTCACTCGTTGAGGTCAATGGATCCCGCGCTCTTCGCGTTGGTGGTGCTGGAATGGATATGGGTTTCCACGTGGTTTACAGCCTCGCCCGCGTTCTTTTTCGTGATAAGTACGAAGGACAACCCGAAGCCGTAGACGCTGGCTATTCACTTTCTCAGGCGTGGCTCTAATGCGAAGCGTCACCCCGCGAGGCTGGTTCGTGCTTGGAATTCTTGCCGCCGTTGCTCTTTGGTTGCTGGTGCTGGTGTCTGCAAATCTTTGGTGGGTTGGATTTAGCTCCGCCGAAGCTGAATTCTTGGGTTGGTGTTGGGGATCTATGACCGAATGCGTCCCATTGTAGAAGCGGACTATCGGGCACCGGTTCGGGTCGGTGCCTGGTGGTCTGCAGCTAGACGGCGGCAGAGGGAGAGAGCAAGAGCGATCTACCTACAAAAAAGGGAGAAAGTTGAGTAAGGGAGTGAAAGCTTTATGCGTTAAGTGTGGCACGCACGAGGGTTTATTTATTGTGCTAAAAAATGGCGAGAGACTACCTAGTTACACAATTAAAATCGGTGAGGGAATAGTCTGTAATGGGTGCAAGATTAAGGCGGTAGCGTAATGGTTTTTGTGAGATTGCCACACTCAGGGGCTTATGTCCTATACCAAATGGTAGGCGAGGGCGCGGGAAAGTATCTATTTACCCGCACTTATTACGGCTACACAATTAAACAAGCTAAGGCACAATTTAAGCTAGCACTAAAGGAGGCTAAGTAATGGGATACAAGTACACGCTAGCGGAGGCGGGCAAGATGACTAATCAAGAGCTACTTAATGCACTACTAGCGCGAGAGGTAGCACCGCGCACAATAATAGGCACCGGCTACATCAACGCCCGACAGGTAGCTATCGAATACCTACAAGGCGAGATAGCGAAAGAGGGAGAGGGTAAGTAATGGACACAATCGAGCAGCTAATAAATGAGATACACGAGGATAACTATTCTCATTTAGAATTTGATGAGAATATGGGAGGTGAGGGGTGCGAGTGCGCCATTCACACCACACTAAATACTATCGTTAAATACAGGGACAAGGGAGAGGTAGAGTAATGAAAGATAGATACCTAGTAACGCTAGAGGTAGAAACCTACGACGGAGATCCTAAAAATTGGGATTGGTCACACTTATTGGTTAACGACAAAACAAGATTTATCGAAAGTCAATTCAAGGGTAGAGTACTACCCACTAGCGAGGGAGAGAGTAAATGAAGCGGTATTTATTTAATGTGCAGAGTACCTATGCTGTAATAGCTGAGAATGAAGCACAAGCACAAGAGATGCTAGACAATAATCAGGGAGAGTTAAGAGACAGAGACACACTACTAGTGGAGGTGGGCGATAATGAGTAGAGTGACAGGCTTTACAATCTTTAACAAGGAGACAGGGCAGAAGCTGGCAACGCTTCCACTTACTATCCCTATCGGGGCAACAGTAGAGGCGTATAAGAGAGACGGACATAGTGTGGGTTGGGGTTGGGAGGAGAGTAATGAGTAACTGTCCAACCTGCCACCGGTGGCGGGGCTATGAATGCCCTACTAATTGTGGAGAGTTTAATTCTATCGGTGTGTGCCTAAATTGTGGGCTAAAGCATAAGGGAGGAAGCAAATGAATAAAGAATATTTAGAGGCTAAGGCGAAACTATGCCTAGATCAAGCCGAGATAGACATTCAGCAGCAAGAGATAGCCAGGGCTATCAAGAACCTGGAGAGAGCAAACTCAGCTATGTCCCGCCTATTTGGGATAGAGGAGGGAGAGAATGAGTGAGACTATTGCGGTCAAAACTAAGACCTGTAGGGTGTGTGGAGAGTATGAGGTCTGGAGCCTTGATCGTGCAGCGGTAGAAAGATGGCAGGCGGGAGAGTACATACAAAACGCTTTCCCTGAAATGTCTATGGAGGATAGAGAGATCTTAATAACCGGCACGCAC